TCAGCGCGCATTTCGCCGACTCGAACAGAGCCGCGTCCAACTGGATGATGCACACCTCAGTTGTGAAACCGAGCTGGCGAGCTTTCAGAATGATGTTGCGGGTGTGGATCCCCTCGAAGTATTCACGCTGCTCCGGTGTCATCCTGAAGCGCGTAGGCTTTCCCTCTTTGTCGGTGATCCAGTAGAGATTGTTCAGTCGCCAGTCTTTGTCAGACAGCAGCTTGAGGTGCTCAGGTTTCATTACGCCCCCTGAGACAGTGAATCCATCAGTTCAGAAATTGATTCAACGACATGCTCAGTTTTCACCTGCTCGCGGAATGCCTGGACGTCGATATGCTTACCAATCAGCTCGAGGTTCTTCACCTTGTCAGGCCACTTTATCTTCTTGAGCAGCGCAGCTGTGTTTCCCTCGGCTGACATCTCGACGACATCCAGCCCGGATAGCGTTGTCCTCCAGACCTTCGTCCACTGAGAAACCGGCTTCAACTCTCCGGTCGAGGTCAGGATGTCCAGCACATCCATCTGGTCAATCTCAACGAGACGATTCAGGACGTATGTCGCATTTATGCCAACCAGATCATTGCGGTGCGCTTTAAGTTCGGCAATTCTGGACTGGATGTCAGGTTTTGACAGGTTTTCGGACGCGGTGCGGTTAGCTGTCTTAGCGCTGTACCCCGCCCGAATAGCCGCTTGCGTGGCATTTAAATCGATGAGGTACTCGCGACAGAACATTTCTTGTTTGTCGGTGAGTGCCATTTTTTACTTCCAATAAGGAGATTGTTATGAGCGATGACTTCAAAACAGGGGACATTGTTAAATTGAAATCAGGCGGACCTGATATGACCATCAGGTCATTTTCAACTACTCAAGGTCATTCTTTTCTTTGCCAATGGTTTGCTGGTAAAAAACTTGAGCAAGGCTATTTCAAACCGGAATCCATTGAGCGCGTTACCCCAAAGCCATAGCCCCAAACGCACTAACCTTAACTCTTGATGATGTTTCATCCTGGATGATGGGTGCTTTATTGAGGGATGGTTGTCTATATCAGCAGGATGTTGTGGATTATCTCGTTAAACAACATAACGAGCAGCACCTCAAAGAAAATGCAGATGGCAACCAGGCGCTATCAACCAAAATAATCAATAAATTTAGAGTTGAAAGCGGGAAAAATGTCGTTTGGGTGAAGCCAGATAAGTACTGGCGATACCGTGTCTCTGAGGATGAAGAAGGCCGAGAAGCCCGCGGTTAATACACAGGGCGTTCATTCGCCCTTTTCTTCAACGCTCCCGACCAGCGGCGTAAACTGCACGCGCTTCACATCAGCAGGAGCAAAATAAAGCCACTCTCCCGTCTCCGTCGCTATCGGTACAAAGCCGTTAACCAGCTCAGGCTGACGTCGTGACATCTTGCCCGTGAAGGTTTCGCCTGTTTGGGTGGTTAGCGTGATTTGGTAGATGTCGGACATTGAGAGCCTCTTTATCCGCTAGTGGGGATATTTGGTTGATTATCCGCTGTAGGGGATACTGTCATTACTATGGACCTACCCATGGTGATGGCAATAAAAAAGCCCCGCTAATGCAGGGCCTGAATCAACTGTATTGGAGTGTGTTATCTGTGAATGACAAAGAGTGATTTACATTCAGGACAAAGTAACGCCTGTTGCTGGCGTACTTTAGTGGTCGACTGAATTGATTTATGTCCGCATATTGGACACGTGACAGTCATATTGGCTACAAGCCCAACACGCTGCATTGCATAATCGAAGAACGACATGATGGTTGGCCTTTTGTGAATGGGCTTCATTGTACCATAAAGCGCACATTTTTTGACCAAAATTTAACGGCGCAATAGGCCCCCACATTATCTCATACATCATTCGTCGACAGGCCTTTGATTGGACGCAAAAGATACAACTACGCCGACTCGCTTTTATATCAACTTAATTTTTACTTCGTATCCATCAAGACCGGCCATTATCTCACGTGGAACAAACACGATCTCAGATACTTCTTTGCCTGTTTTCTTTTTTAGCTCCGCAATCTTTTTCGTAATGAGGGCAGAAATATCTTCCTCGGCTTTACGGACCAACTGTTCATTTTTCATTTTATCGCTCCTTAAGCATCACAAATCTATTATAAATAATAGGTTATATTACCAAAAGCGACTCTAAAACAATGTGATTTATCTTCAGTACATAGTAAAAAACTTCCCCGGAGCTCTACCTCAGGCACTGCGTATTGATGTATTCCTGAAGGGTTCTCAGTGCTGTCTGATCTCTGATGATTCCGTCTCTGATACCGAGAACGTTGCGTCCAGAAGCTGGAGAGAGTTCGACGGTGGCATCATTGCCCAAGCTGGAGGTGCTGGCGGCTTCGGTTGAGGCTGGCACTGGACACTTGCCTTTGACGAGCACCCGACCACCATTATTAAGCTTACGCTGAAGAGCATCATTTTCAGCTTTCGCATCTGCCAACTCCTTCGTGTATTTGGCATCCAGCGCAGCAACATCACGCTGGCGGGTCTGCATGTCTTTGATGGTGGCGTTCGCCAGGCTGAGTTTCTCAGTGGCTTTATCGCGCTGGTCTTTGTAGGTGATGGCGTTATCGCGGTAGTGGTTAACAGCCCAGCCAAGAGATACGATGATGCAGACGACAAAAGCGATGATGATTGCGGTTAACCTGCTCATTTCTGGCTCCAGGTACAAACCTCATACTCAACATCGCGACGATTCATCAGGCCTTTCCACTTCTTACCACCGGCATACACCCAACGCTTTAATTCTTCGCATGCCGCTGCGTATTCTTTGGCATTGAGTTTTTTCAGCAGTGTTGAGTTGATGGCCGCAGAAGCGCCAACGTTGTACGCGAAAGAGTAAATCGCTGCTCGTTGAGTTTCAGTAGTCGGCACTTTGATATGTGGATCAACCTGCGCGGCAATACGCGTTAAATCTTTCCGGGTTAGTGTTTCGCATTCCTTATCGGTATATCGCTTTCCGGGGATTATGTCGGATCCGGTGTGGCCATCGCAGATGGTCAGCACTCCGACAACATCTCGGTAGGCCACATATTCTCGACCTTCAAGACCATCTTTACCTGACAGCATGACTGTTGCGATAGCAATCGCACCGCCACCGATGGAGGCAGCAATTTTATTTCGCATGGTGCTGTTCATCAGATTTCCTTCGGTGCTTTCTGTCCGAGATCGGCGAGAACTTTGGCTGTAGCAGATGGGTTGCTTGAATCAGTCTTGTTCAGAATGTCCTGCAGTATCTTCGTGCGCTTCATTTGCTCACGCTTATTGAGCCTGTATGTCAGGACGCCGAGGATGATGCTGAAAGCGACGCCAATGATGAAGCCCCAGTCCTGCAATGACAGGCTGGCAAAGAAAGCCGCAAGACCAGCGCTGCCGTATGTCGCGTTGCTGTATCTTTCGTCCATCTTCATAGTCTCTCTCCTCGCGGTAAATGCGGGAGCTGTGTGTTGTAGGGTCAGGCCCTCGGGCTGGATTTTCAACAAAGCACGTAGTGATTGATTCCCGTGAGCCTGAAATAAAAAAGCCAGCGACAGGCTGGCAATGTGAGGGTGTGGCAATGTCAGCTCTGCGGCTGAAGATACCCTGGCTGGAGTTTGTTAAAAAAAACTAAAGGCTTATTGCAAAATGCCGTTAATATTTTTTTCAACAAAAAAGGATAAAGCATGTACATTTTCCGTGTTCAACATCAAAACGATGCTTACTTTAAGTTTGAAGTTCAACGCCACAATCTGACTAGTCAACTACACCAAATCAGTCAGGGTGCTACAGGAAATTTCAGTACTTATGTAAATCAGACAGTAAATGTTTACGTAATTACATCGGGTCAACAGCAAGTTGGCGGGTTGATTTCAGATCTTCAACTAAACTCGCCAACCAAAACCTCTTTTACCACACTAAGTAAGAGTGAGATTTATATCTAACACAGAAAGCTCCGGCAATAACCGGGGCTTAAATTGTTGCCGGTTACCGCTCCGGCGCGATCAGCAAAAGCTATCGCGGTATCAGATTGTGGTCCTGCCCATGTGAGCTTTTGCGGACGGCTGGAACATGTAGGCTCCGCAACACTCCCCGCACTTTGTCTTATTGGCGTCGGGAATCCATAAAAGAAAACCCCGCCGAGGCGAGGTTCTTAATTCTTGTAACGTTACAGGCGTAATAACCCATCGTTGGAATCAGATTAGCCATTTTCCGTTAATTTTGCAATAGCTAAATTATGCCGGTCATCGAGTCACGTTTCCCAGAACCTTTTCTGCATAGGATTCCTCAATATGGCAATGCTCCACCAGCCGATCGAAAAACTGTTTATAGTTGTACCGCCATACCATTTCCGTTACTCCCAGCGCTTTAAAAATCTCGGTATCTTTGAGGCGTGGGTGACCTCTTCCCTTGCATCTCGGGCATTTTTTATAAACCGGAACGCCCTGCAACTCTGATTTTTTCTTATCGAGAATTTCTCCGCGCCCCCGGCAACGGCATTCGTTTTTCACATGGCCTTTACCATCGCACGTCTTACACACGACGCGCACTTGCTCACGTACTGATTTCCACACTTCCCAGTCAGAAGGAGAAATGCCTTTCGTATCTTTTACCCATTTTGGTGGCTTACCATCCGGGTAAGTAACCTTGTTCGTGAAAACCTCAGCATCAATAAATTTAGCGCCATGACAGCTACTGCACGTCACCAGGCTTGCCGCGCTGAGGGAATAATCGCGGAAAACATACCGCGCCAGAATACCGAGAAATTTTGATCGTTCACTCTCTTCCATTTTCCGCAGCGATCCGTGCCGTTCTGCGCGCTGCTCTGCCAGCTTCTTGATGTAGGCAATGATATTGTCTGAAGATAAAACCCCGGCTTTTGCCAGATACAATTCAATACCCACCGCTGCTTTTGCGGAAAGTAGCCCGAGGGATGCCATTACGTCAGTAATAGTCAGCGTATCTGCTGAAATACCGCATGGAACAGCGCCGGGCATCATGGATTTAGGCGAAAAATATTTTGGTAAGGACTCAAGCTTCATTTCGATGCTCCCGTTTTGCTTCAATGCGGATGTAATTGCGAAGGATGCGGTATGCCACCGGAAAAGATCCCCGGTAGCGATAAATGCAAAGACGCAGCCAGCGCCAGCGAAGAGACTCAATAACTTCGGGCTTCACTTTGCCTCCTCGATGATCTGCCCTTTCTCGCCCCATAGCTTCGTGATGCGACAATCCCAGACGCTGGAATCATCATCAAACAGGGCATCCATTAGTGCTTTAAGCATGTTGTCGCAGTCGGGTTTTGACTGGTGCGGCTTGCCGTTGAACTGCTCTCGCTTCTTTTTGCTCCAGCTCGCTGGCATCGGCATAACGAACGTGACGTGGGCGCCGGACTCCGGCAGATGAATTTTGCGCAGGCGTGCTTCATCGCAGAATGCCCGGTAACGCATGATCGCTGGTCGAGTTTTCCATTTGTCGGCCCTGGTCATTCTGGGCTTGCCGATCGGCGTGATGTCGTAAATTTTCATACTGGCACCACCAGCCCACGGCGGACTATCTCAATGACAGTAAGCACGATAGCGCGATCCATTAACTGCCGACGCTCATCACGAGAGAGGTTTTTCCCGTTATCAATCTCTGAATGACAGGTCACGCAGATCGCAGCAGTTGCACAATCATCAACCTTAAGCCCCATCCCCTTACCTTCATTGCGGTGCGCTACTTGCGTCCCCCACGCCCCACATAGAACGCAACGCTCAATCTGACCAACGGCAGCGAGCCATTTCCTATTTCGATAAATAGCCATGATCACCCCCAGACCTTTTGTCGGAAGGTTCTCGGCGTCCGTGCCGGACGTCCGAACTCTGGCAATTTCACGCTGACCGTCCAGGTAAGGAAATCAGGGTTGAGGCTTTTTTCGGTCCTGATACCGCGAGCCCGATAATCGGCAATCAGGCGCTCTGCCTGCTCGGTGGTGCATTCCGTATGGTGAAAATATGAATACTTCATCGCCATCACCCCGCAAAGCTCATGAGCTGGGCGGCGGCGTTCTCGACGTCATTCGCTGAACGGAATTTTCGACGCAGTATGTAGTTCCAGAGAACGTTGAGCACCGACTGATAGACGCCGTTAAATTCGGCATCATCCATGCTGGCGAAGGAAATGGATTTAGCCGTGCGCCGTCGGCTGCCATCGGGCATGATATATTCGTCGTAAAATCCCGCCTGAATAGTTGCCCACTCGCGGAAGGATTCGAAATGCTTCAGCAGTACGACTTCGCGGGAACGCACCAGTCCGACAGTATTCAGGTACATATCAGCAGCGTTATGGAGCGCGTTACGTTGTGTCGGGTTTGATGACAGGAAATCAATATACCCGGAGATTAGCGACCGCTCTGATTCCTCAACAAGTCCGCCGGTTGGTGTCCAGTAGTGATAGCCAAGCGACAATAGCTTGAAGAATTTTTTGTGGAATGCGTAGTTTCGCGGCTTGCGGAACTCACCAGTGAGCAACTGTCCTGTTGGTAACAGTTGTAAAAATTCGCTGGTTCCGGGATCAACCGAAATCAGGGCGTTCTGGAAGGTCTTTTCAAAATACAGTGTTTGCGCCATGGTTGTTCACTCCGTGGCGCAGCAGGTTAACGGCTGTTCAGACCGTTGATTTCATATTATCAGAAGGTGGCGTTACCCGGTAGCCGAGACGGCGAATAAATTGCATAAAGCCATTGGGAGTAAAGACTTCTTCATCATCCAGCAAAGGCCGCATAGAAACCATACCATTGACGCGATAGATAAGATGCCTGCCCGACGAAGGAAAGCTAAACACCACGCAGCCGTCAGACCGTCTTACAATGTCATACCAGTTATCTTCTGACGTTTGCAAAGCTGAATTACTCACATTCTATTCTCCCTTCGAGCGACATACAGACGCGGTTAAAAATTGTCGGCAGCAGCATCAAAGGGATACACAAATTGCGGTATTCTGAAAAAATGCGCGCCAGCCCCAAGCGCAATGTTAGTAAAACCAGTCGTCGGCGCTTACCCAGGTCTCCTGAAGAATCTCCTCAATGCGCTGCTTGTCCCCTTTTTCACCCCCCAGAATACTCAGGCCATCAGCCCCTGCGCGGCGAATTGTAAGTTTTACCCCTTCATAGTTCTGGCTGAGCCTACGTAACAGTTCGGCTTCTAATGCTGGCACTGCACCATCAGGAAGTTTCTTTGTTCGATCAATAGTTAACTCAACTTTCATAGTGGCCTCCACTGCGTATACTGTGTTTTTATACAGTATACCTATAAAGCGAAATGATCAACGTTTTAAGAGCACGAATTGTTAACCCATAGACACAAATTTCAGGCGTAAAAAAACCCGCCGAAGCGGGTTTAATCATTAAGAGCATTTGCATCTGTGGCAGGTGAGGAGTTGAGATGGTGGTCGCATTTAAGGGGACTTAAATGCGCAGAAGTCACCGGAGTTGTTCAGGCTCCGATGACATGATTATGGCGGGTTGATTCCAGAAAATAAATTGTGTGGAAACGTTCCTCCTGCCCTACTCAGACATGGAAAGTTTTAGTTTGTCCTTAACGTGGAGAGTATTAATTAACCAAAAAGCCCCCAGTAAGCACATGCAGTGTGCGCTAGTGACTAATTTGCATATACGAAGACGATTTTCTTCCAAATCAGGAGGTAGATCGTTCATCAGAGCCACTGCGTAGATCCCATCCTTAAGGATTGGCTCAATAACTTGATGTATGTAGCCACCGTGGTTAATTTCTTCGATTTTTATTTTTTTAATCGTTTCCGCAAGCTTGTCAACTTCTTCATTTGTAATGACATAGTCAATTTTATGAGCGTACTTGTTTCGAATGCTGTTGAGTTCAGACATAGCATCAGCAAGTGATACAGGAAGCCCTAAGAGAACGGCAGCTGACAACTTCGGTGCAAAATACTTATAGCTTTTGATGGCATTGTACTTCTCTGAACCCTCAGGCCTTAAGTTCTCAATAACAACTCGAAGAAAGTCCTCATGAATTAGCATTAATTTTAATAGTGCTGCTGACTCATCTTCATAGTTAGCTATCGAAGCCATCTTATTCGGATCTAAAAAATAGCCAAAATCATGATCAATTTTAACGTAGTTTCCCTTGTCCATTATTGGGCTTTGTTCGATTCGAGAAAATTTCACTTACCTTCCTCCTGTTTGAGATATCGAGGGTCAAATGCTTTTGGCAGAGAAATACTCTGCTCCCGGTAATATCGTAACTGCTCAAGGAAATAGTCCCGCAGATGCTCTGGCTGCTCGCGCATCACCACTTCAGCGATAACCGGCATGTTCAGGCGCTCTTTGTACGCAACGCCGCTGGCCGCTAAATCCACGTTGATTTTGTCCTGATCGTCTTTCGGTTTTGCTGCGATGTTCCAGTCTGACATGATGAATCCCCCTCGATGCTTTGAGAGGGATTATACATTACGCAGCCATTTCTTTCGGCTGGCAAAGTTCGGGCAGATCCACCCGGACGAGCGCCGCGGCGAACGACGGCGGCACAGCATTACCGCAGCAGGAAACCCTGCATGGTAGATTTCGTGCAGTTGAAACATTAGTAATGAAGTCTGTCACTTCATTACTGAAGAAGTAATGTAACTATCATATTTTAAATCTCTGAAAATAACTATACAATTCAATAAATTGAATTTCAGCATGATGGGAACATATATGATAAAATTTTTAATGTTGATTGTGGTGACATTAACCATTGCAGGTTGCTCCCCTCTTGCACCTACAGGCTGTCAGAAAGAAAATGCAATGGAATCATGCGAATATAAGAGTTCGGGTAAAGTGTCGGATAAGGATATATATGGATGGTATTCATCCAGAATAAAAAAAGCTTTGGACGCAGCACTTACAGAGCCCCATGCCTGGAATGGTAAAAAATGTAACGCTCATCTGGATTTCAAAGTCGATGGCACCCTGCAAAATTTTATCGTGAAAGGTGGTGACAAAGATTATTGCGCTGCATTGCAAAAAGCTTCTGAAAGAGCGACATTCCCGGCGTTTACCGATCGGAGAGTTTACTTTAATATGGGTTCCGCAAGATGGAACTTCGAAGGTCAGCCATGAAAACTATGGTGCGCCGGGAGATCCCCGGCGTTCTCAACCTGAGAAAAAACCATTTTCACTTCCGCTGGCCAGACCGTTTCCTCAACATCCACCAGCAGCAGATTTTCCAGTTCAATAATCCTGTTAGTGGTGTATTGCGAAAGTTGATCCATCACTTCACCTCCGACCATGCCCGCTTATTACATCTCGGGAAGCGTTCTAGCCTCCATATCCAAATCATCCACAGCATCTTATGAAATTCAGGTAGCGCCTGATAATCATCAGCACTCATCTCGAGGGCCTTGAGTCGCCACTCTGCCACCTTGGCAACCCGCCATAACATCACCATGCAAAACAGAGTGCAAACAATAAGGAAACCGAAAAAAAGATAAGTAATCACCTCACCCCCATATAACCATTGCGGCCATAGCAAACGCCACACCAACAATCATGAACGCAGTAGGCCAGTCCGTCACTTGTGCTCCTGCTGTTGATCCGCTTTGATGTGCAGCCGTGGTTCTCCGTCTTTCGGTTCTGGCCACTGGCGCGCCATATTCACTTTCAGCTTTTCTTCCATTGCTGCTGTGATTTCACCATCGCAGATACCAGCGCGCCGCTGGGCGTCCCATAACAGGAACTGCATATCAGCCCACTCGCTGAGGTCGTCAGGTTCTGCTGCGGCTTCCAGCGCCTCTTTCGACAGGTGCTTAAGTGGACCAACAGGACCAACATTTCCGAACGTGGCATCAGACCATTCAGCATGGCGCCGCCGGATTAAATTACGCAGTTGGAGAGATGCGCCTTTTTCTTCAGGCAACTCATCACGATTACTTACAAGTTCATCGTTCCTTGCATCACGCAGAGCGTAAAAGACTTTATTACGCAATTCGTTGAACTCGTCAGAGCGAATATCTTCAGCGCAGTACGGCGGCGTCAGCATGCTGAAAATCATGGAAAGTTCACGCTCTGATAACTGGATAGTTTTCACGATTTACCTCCGTTAAGCATTGCGGCGCGGCAGGCGTCATACGATTCACGCATGGCATCTTTGACCCATCCAAGCGGCTTGTTACCGCGAATTTCCAGCCATTCGTCGAATGTTGGTACTGCCGGCGCTGGCGGGGCGGTGTAGACAGGAATCAGATCCTCACCGGAATCTCGCCACATCCACTCTTTAGTGCACGCAGCGTTTTTCCCGCCCATGCTCTTGAAATTGTCGAATGACTGCGGGTCTGCATATGCCACAGGCTCAGCGGTAAGCGATGCCAGCGCGATACGCGCCAGCTCTCGTACAACTTCTGGTGGTGCGTAACGGTCATTCAGGTCATCCCACAGACGGAGCATGTTGTCGCTTTCAGGGTGTACATCCTCATTTGTTCCGGCCAGCGCGGTAATCACCTCGTCGGCTGCATCAATAATTTTTTGCGCCTGTTCTCTGGTAATAGTGGTCATGGGTTAGTCCTTTGGCGTACATGCGCCACGAAGAGGTATTTCACCGTCGTTTATCTTTTTAACTTCAGCAAAGGCTGCGCGACACGCTGATTCTGAGTTAAATTCCTGAGCGGCGATTGAGGGGCTATTCCAGTTGTAGCCGCCAAGCATCCAGATAATTAATACCCACATAACTCACTCCCCCTTACCGATGCCAGCGGCGGCAACTTCTTTCGCCAGCCGCTCAGCTTCACGAAAGTCCCAATCCACGCGGTGCGCTATCTCAATTGCAGAGCGCACAGTGCGCTCAATCAGAGAGTCCAGTTGATCGATTGTCATTGCTATGTCAGGGTTGTGAGCCAGTAACTCAGCGCGCCGAATCTGCCAGTTGTTGCAGGTTTCCAGTAATGAATTAGCCATCACTCAGCCTCCATGTTGATGCCAGCGGCGCGGTCAATGCGTTCAATTTCTGCCAGAATTAACGCGCCAGCTTTCACCAGGTCACGGCGCGGGTTAGTTGGTTTCCACCATGCCGGGTCCCACGGCCAGTTATTTGGCTCGTCTGCTGACTGATAATCGCCAGGGTTTGTCGGAAATACCCACCCGCGAGCGTTCGTGTAATGCGCATAACATGCCGCTGCGCCAGCTAATTCCCCGCTATCATGTAAATCGTCATGCTCTGGCGTCCACCCTTCAACCGATTGTTGCCGCTGGCGCTCTGCTATCACATCCAGAATTGCGGGGTTGAATGCACGCGCCTCCAGTTCTGCTATGCGCTTCTCTGCGGCGTCCAAATCCTCGCCTAACTTCTGCGCCATCTGAAACCAGTTAGCTCGCTGTTCTTCTTTGGCTTCCAGCTTTGATTCCAGGTGATCGATATAGAGCTTCAGAACGTCGGCGCGGTGCTTACCCCACGGCTTAATGACGTCAAATCGCTTATCACCCTGCACCCATTCTGTTTTATCGTGCCACTCATTGAATGCGGTACGGAAAGACTGGAGCGCTTCCAGCTCATCCAGCAGCGCCAGCGCAGTTGCCGGGGTAAAATGCTTCATGAAATCATTCAGCGCATTGATTCGTTGCTCGAACGGCATAACCGGAGCTTCGCCAGCGATTTTTGTTTTCTCTGCGATATCACGCAGCGCCTGTTTGTCTATGTTGCTCATTGGGCGGTCTCCTGGCGAAACATCATGATTGTCAGATCGCCTTTAGTAGCCAGGCGAACTGTCGTTCCGGGCTCGATGCTGGAAAGGTCAAACGCATCGTAAAATTCGTTTACTGCTTTTTGACGACGAGATTGCTTTCTGCGTTTATCCCACTGCTTTAGCGCAATAGAGATAAACCACTGGCCTGTTTTGAACATGATGAATAGCCATCCCATTAAGGCGAGTCCGGTATTTAGAACGTCCAGAATGCTCATGCTGCACCGCCTTTGCGAAGTTTCTCCATGAACAAGCGAGCTGAGACGATGATGTCTCTGATGCGTACTGATTTTTCGTCTAACTGCTCACCACCGTTTTTAATATGCGCATCCAGTTCTGCCCTGTGATGCTGAATGAAGGCGTTAAGGTCATGCGCCCGCACTTCAGCCAGGAAAGCGTCGGTTGTCGGAGTCGCGTTGATGGCGTCATACACTTCTTGCAAGCATTGTTCGTCAACAAGGTCGCCATCCGGCAGTTGTGTTTTGTTATAAGCCCGGTACACTTCGCTCGCTTCATGGAGTAAACATTCAGAACTACTAATCAGCCCCGCATTCTCCGCAGCCAGCGCGTCACGCTCCTGTACCAGTTTTTCCGTTGCTTCCTGCGCAAGTTTATTGGCCTGTTCAGCAGCATCCATGAGGCCGTTAATCATGCTCAGCTTTGCAGCCAGCGCATTGCTACGGGCAAACTGCACTTCCAGTTGAGATGCCAGATCGCTAATCAGCGCGGCAGACTCAGCACAATGCAGTTCTTTCGCCAGATCATGCCCTGACTTCACTAACTCAATGATTTTTGTTTCTACCGTTGATTTCATGCTGACGCTCTCCCGTAAAATGCCAGAACTCTCTTCATCGCCGCGCTGTTGCGGCAAACGGATGTGACCATGTTTTTTCTCACGGTCGATTTGAAGCGCTTGATATTCAGTTCTCCGCCGGGCAACAGCGAATAAACCGGGTGATGCGGCTCGCCTGTACGGATAACTACCGCTTTGCGCGTCAGGTGAAGCAGCAGGTTGTGAGATTTCTTGCCGTCGCATCCCAGCAGGTTCTGAACCTGTCTCGGCGTGATGGTCTGGTTTTCCCGAAGGAAATCAACAATTGCCCACAGTGATTTGCTTGCCATCGTCATTCTCCTCCCGTTAAATCAGCCCGGCGTCTTTACGCTGCTTGTATTTCGCCATTAACAACTCGGCTGGTGTTGGCCCACGATCCTGCAAAGGTGCGGCTATAGCGCGACGAACGGGTGGTATGGGCTTTCCAGCAAGAGTGCGTTTTTCCCAGTCATGCAGGATGTCGCCAGCAGCCCGGATAAGTTCCTTTTCGCTGAGTTGCCCCTCCGTTCCACGACGGCGCAACTCCAGGCAGACGTGGTAATACAGCGGGTTTTTATCCCTCCAGGGGAATTGCTCACTCGTCGGATAGCGAAAAACAAGTTTCCGCCAGCGCCAGTATTCGCTCATGATGTCGTCCACACTGACTCCCAGCGCGCCACTCCCTTCACGGCACCACGAAATAAACTGCCCGGGCGACGGCCAGAACGGTGACTGACTGGATCGGGCTTTCTGCATTCCGGCGGAAAGTTGCTCACGGGAGGTGATGCCTGACTCAGCAAAGGCGGCGATCCATTGCTGCTTTGCAACGCGAATATCATCGCCAGTACGTAGGTTCGTCTGAGTGGATGCCGGAAATACCTGCATGAGATTTTCAAAAAGCATATCCACCAGCTTTTCAGCGTCACTGTTAACAACCTTACGGCCGTCGTAAGAATCTCCAGCCATGCGCGATAGCACTTCGCTGTCGCGATTCTGAATTGCACGATAAAGATCCGGGGTCATAAAAATTTCTCCCATGCTTCAGCACTGTTCCAGTGCGGGCCGGTTTCGGATTTGCTTGCGCTGACATCTGCGCGTGGCTTGCGGGTAGTGTCTTCACGGTGAAGGGTTAACGTGTCCCACTTGGCGCGGAGCTTTGCGGGGGAGAGAATATTTTTGTACCAGAACGAGTCTTTGCAGGCCCATCTGAACAACTCACAAATCTCTTTGTGGGTGCGTCCGTCCAGCTGGCGCATCAGGCGTATGTCATTCGCCCAGCCAGCCATATTCGGTTTTTTCAGGGATGGTTTGGTGATGTCACGCAGCGCCAGCATCCACTCTGCGCAGCGGAGATCGTCAGATGTCCCCCACTTGTCACCTTTCGGAGTCTGGACTGCTGCATCAGGAACAATTTTGGAAATTCTCTGACGTACATTAAATACGTTAGTATTTAATATATATTGTTCATGATGTGCGCTTGTTTGTGCGGATGTATGTGCGCTTTCATGTGCGCTACCTACCGCCAAATCCGCGCCGTTACTGGCTTCGCCATGTGCGGGCATATGTGCGCTGGTATGTGCGGAAGTTTGTGCGGGCAAATTGTCCATTTTTTGAGCATATTCGACATAATTTGAGATCGTGATCACACGCCCTCTTTGCCGTTCTCCCTCAATGGAAATCATCCCTTCACGCACAAAAAACGTCAGCATTCTCTCAACAGCATCACGGCTTGTTGGGTTGCCTTTTCTGTCACGTAGTTTCAGGCCCAGATCGGCCGCCGTGGTCACCAGTTGTCCGGTTTGTAGCGGCCATTGGCGACCTTTAAAGCTCGCTGTGTATGGCTGGCTGGCAGCGCCCAAAAGCAGGTTATCCCACAACGTACGCAGGTAAACATCTTCTGACCATGGCTGCTTGAGTACACTCCGGTACAACGGGATGAATCCGGTCTTCTGGTTTTCCATCCGGTTGCTCCTGGCGGCGCGTACCGCCGCAAAATCGGCGTAGGCGACATTCGACATAGCTATGCCTCCCTTGCCTGGTGTTTTGAAAAACTCTTTGTCATAATGATCTCGCAATGAGTACGCAACGAATTGCACCCGAAGGCCGTCTGTGTTGGAGCACAGCGGTCTTCACCCTTTCAGAACAAGCCCTGTTGCTTGCCCCGTTTAGCCCGTTTTGAATCAAACCGATCAGCCGGTAATGTTTGCTTTTCTGCCCACAATTTCGCGTGGCGTAAAACATCATCAAAAATCCTCCCCTTTCTGCTTGCCTGGCTCATTCGCTTGTACATATCGACGGCCTGAAATGCCCCTCCCTGAGCCACCGCTACGGTGAAGCCCTGGCGGATCAACTCTTCCCGGACATGCTTTTCTATGAACTCCAAATGATTCATCTGGCAACCTCACATGACACCCGGCGCTATGGCCGCGATACCACTCAGAACCTGAACGACAGCATCACCCGGCAACATATTCAGCAGATGCTCAATCCCTTCCCTGACCTCTTTCACCAGTTGATGCTTTGGCGCATTCAGCATTACGGCCTGTTTCGCCTCGCTGATTTCCTTCTCCATCGCTGCATAACGCGTCATGAAACAATCCTGTCCGATAAGGCGACCACGAAACTCAAGCGGCAAAACAGCCAGGATCGCCGGAGTCAGCTGACGGATGTTTTCGCGCGCATATCCGGTATCGCTGTCCAGCCAGCGGAAAAGCTTCTGCCGCTTACGGCTCAGGTCGTCAGGAAAATCCAGCCCGGCGCCGCCCTGCCGTTCCCATTCCTCAACGATGATCCCGGCGACTACGTCCTGGTTGTCCAGCGATGCCGACCACGCACGAACGGCAGCCCGAATCTGGTCATGCTTATCCGCCGGATCAGGCTGATTGCGATTTATCATCGTGGCTGGAGGAAACCCGGTATTTTGTTGAAATGAAATTGAATGCACGGTTACGCCCTCGCATCCTGCGCTGGTAATCCGTCCGTGGGGTTCGGATACAGATCAGGGCGCAATTCATGGGGGGTAACACCAGTTGCGTTGAAAATTGGTAAAACACGATCGGCTGGCACGACGCCCTTGTATCGTGTTTTCCAGCGACTAACCGACATCGGTTTAATGCCTAGCTTTGCGGCTAAGTTGCTGGCAGTGCCAGCTTTCTGAATGGCCTTTTCTAATCCGTTCATGAGTATCTCCACTAGATTCACAAATAAATTAAGCCTCAGACTTAACAAAAGATCAAGTCCTGAGCGAATTTTAATTTATAAGCAAAAGGCTTATTCTTCTGATATGGCTGAGAAAAAAATACTTAACCCGATTCTCATCGAGCGTTTGACAGAACTGACGCAACGAGGGATGACAAAATCTGATATGGCAAGGGTTGCGGGGATTACCCCGCAATCCGTAAACGGCTGGTTCAAAAAAGGTGTTATTAGCAAAAGTTCTGCATTAGCGGTTGCAGATGCTGCTGGCGTATCAGTTCCCTGGCTACTTGGTGAGGATGTTGGAGAGAAGGACGGTCTTAAGCCTGACGAACAGCGCCTACTCGAGCTCTATCGCCAGTTGCCGGAAGAAGAGCAGCAGAACATGTTGCGGATCGTGTCTCTGCGCCTTAAGGAACTCGACGAGCTGTACGCCAAGTACATGGGGCGGCGGATTAAGGGTGACGGAGAATAGCCGTTTTTTGAAAATCATGCTCTAGTGGCACATTTTAAGTGTTAAGGAAGCAATCAAGTGAATAAAATTCTGTTTGCTTATCCCACATTACAGAAAGATGGAATAAAGGGGCTTAAGTGGTATCAGCCCATGCCGATGCTATCCCCCTCTCCTACAAATGAGTTGCAGACAGTGATTATCACTATAGGCTTTTCTGTCCCTGTAAATCATCTTGTACGCACTGAAATAGATATTCTATTTAATAATCATACAGTAATCATTATGCATGATGATGATGGTTATTTTGAAACATCATCAATCAACTTCATTGAAAGCGATCACGTTTGTTACATTTCATCTATGTTTGTCAGCGATGTAGACCTCAGTAAAGAGGGGCTTTATGAAGCCAAAATTACAAACTTCAAAAATGATGAACATGGTAATAAGACAAGCGAAATAATCGACAGCCATAGCTGTTATTTTCATGTAATTCATCACACCGGAGATGCCGTAAATGGGGCAAGTTTATAGTTTTAACCCCGCGAAAGCGCCAGTTGAAAATAGAGCTGTAACCCCCCATACTAACTTCAAAGACGGTGATGGTTCTGGTGGGGGTGGTGACATGCAGGCAAGAGTTGCAAAGCTTGAGTCAGATGTTGAATACATTAAGCGCGATATCGCTGAAGTAAAATCTGACATAAAGTCAATCGATTCAAGGTTAGCGGCAATAGAGACAGGCATTGGCTCCGCCAAAACAACCATAAAAGCATCGGCTGCTGTAGTGAGCATCATTTTTGCTTTCTGTGCTTATATTTTTGGGAATTACGTTTCAAAAATTCTGGATGCTCTTAATGGACTTGTTCTAAAATAACTCTTCGACCCGGACACCACGCCGGGTTTTTATTGCCCTTTCCTCACGAACTCCGCAGCATCCCTCTTTGCACCCTTGCCTGTTTCGTAGCCATGCACGCTACATCTACTTAATCAGGCTATCCTTGTTGATATATGATGCAAATAATCAGTTGGAAAATAATGAGAGAGTATCTGATAGTATGCTTGGTAACTGTTGTTATGGTCGCCGCGATTTCACTGGTTATGCTGGCCTGGTGAATTTTGCAGGGGTCTTTTCCCTGAAACATGCGCGACAACACACTCCGGTCAGACGAGCTCTGTTATGGTGCATGAACAAGAAATAACAGCACCATATATCCGACTTACAGCCCGGATTACGACACGTTCCGGGCTTTTTTTTTGCCCTATTCTTTTGGCAGCATTAGTACATCCAGCGCTAACTCAACAGCAAGATCAACCTGCTCCTCCTGCCACAGAACCTGAATCGTCTCGATTATTTCTGCCTTTGTGATCTCACGCCCTTCAACCAGAATCTGCATCACAGCCATACCGATCACCTGCGCTATCTGCGGATGCATCTCCGCGAAAAACTCATCATCGTTTGACATATACCCATCCTCTTTGGCGTTTTTGTGAGCATAAGCATCCTCTACTCCCATACATTCGTCAAAAAAATAAGCCTAAAACTTAACTATGAATTCAGTCCTGAGCTTGACACTAGTTAAGTCTAAGGCTTAATATAAATTCACAGCAACACGACCACCCAGGCAGGACGCCCACGAATGTAGCCGCACCAGGCGTATGAAGATGGTGATGAGGTGGATGAGTTAACGCGCAGCAGGTATCAAACGTTCCGCCAGCCGGGCGACAACGGCAAGCAGAGGGATAAATCATGAGTGAGGTTATTTTTAGCTTTGACAATTCTCAGGATGCAGCACGCGCTGGGATGTTGATGAGTAAGGCAGATCCGTCACTGCGTTATATGCAGATGCGAGCAACGGTCTGCGTAACCTGGCATGCGAACATCATTGCGGCCACGCAGGCAGTCCTGGATGCAAACATTCCGTGCACTTTTCAGTACTGGAATGAAATTAAAAACAGTCATCGCAGAGGATGAAAATGATTGATTTCGCACGTCAGCCAGCACGCATCCAGGCCGTTCGAGGGAATGCTTTTACAGCGCCATTTCGATTTTTTTGGTGTGTCATGAAAGGTTGTATCACCAAAAAGGAAACCAGCAAATGAACTCTTTGTTCGCACTGGTATTAACGGTCGCAATGACCAACGGTGACTTTCAGGATGTGATTCTCGGTGTATATGACAACCAGCAGGAATGCCAGGCCGCAGCTGTCGAGCAAAAGGTTAATGGTGAGTGCTGGCCTGTTGAGGGAATCATTCGCAACGGAGAGCTACCAGCAAGCATCTGAGGAGGGGTAATGCAGAAAGAATGCGGTTACTGCCGCAAACCCGTTGAAGAAGGCAAAGAAGTAAAGAGCATCCTTTTCTATCGCAATGGCAACCGGCTTGCCAACAAAGAAAAAGAATACTGCTCAAAGCAATGCGCTGAATACGATCAGATGGCGCACGAAAGTTAACCAGCAGTTCTGAAATATGAAATAAAAAACTCGCCATTAATTTGGCGCGGCTTTTTACACCCTGAATTTAATAACCAGAGAAGTTTTATGGAAATCGTAAAAATCGAAATGAACCTGAAAGCAGTGAATAAAGAATTGGCTGTATTCAACTGCGAGAAGAAAGTATCAGGCGTTATTCATTCAGCCGAAACGGGCGCGGTCACGGTCATTCTTGACGGTGGCTATGTATTCGGCAAGTTCGACTGTCCTCTTTGTGCTGTAGAGGCAATTTCAATGTTGTCCGTGAAAGTAAGTGATGGCGATAACGCCGGGTTTGGCAACTACCGCAGCTACAAACTCGATTACTCAGAAAAAGTTTTCAGCACCGTTCATTAAGCAAAAGCCCACACGAGGTGGGCTTGCCCTGTCCGGTCTAACCGACCAAAGCGAACCGGACATTCTACTTGGTAAAACCGAGGTGCCATTAAGGCGCCTCCATTCTACACGAAGTGAGGATAAAACAATGAGTGGAACTAATCCTGTATTTTTAGTCCGCAAAGCAAAAAAATCATCAGGACAAAAAGATGCGGTTCTCTGGTGCAGTGATGATTTTGAATCGGCAAATGCCACACTGGATTATCTCCTGATTAAATCCGGCGCAAAGCTGAAAGATTATTTTAAAGCTGTCGCCACTAATTTCCCTGTCGTTAACGAACTGCCGCCGGAAGGCGAACTCAGCTTAACGTTCTGCGATTTCTACCAGCTCGGCAAAGACAACATGACCTGGGTACAGATCCCCGGTGTTACGCTGCCCTCTTCTGAGGCCGTTGCCGTCGCCCGTCAGCGTATCGTTGATGGTGTTGATACCGAAACTGGCGAAATTATCCAGCACGATCAGGCGTCAACTGAAGACAATGGCGATCTACCTGAACACCCTCAGTTAACCGTTGTGGCAACGATGCCCTTCCGTCATCGCATACTGGCCCAACATATTGGCGATGGCGAGTATCTCTATCATGTCGATGCAGAGCAGAAAAAAGCAATTCTCGCTCTGGAAATGGACACTGATAACTCATATGTCCAGAACATTTTACTTGCGGCTGAGAATGTTGAACCATTCAAAAAGGCCATTGAACACGATATCCATAAAGCGGTAAATGCCGTTAAGAACGTGTTTCCTGCTGATGGCAAAATCCCTGAGCTGGCAAGCGTTATCCAGTTTCTGAAAACATGGTTCGATACCCCTCATATTGATCGCGGGTTGCTCGTTAAAGAGTGGTGCAAAGGTAATCGTGTATCAGCTATTCAGCGTACTGAAAGCGGCGCGAACGCTGGCGGCGGAATTGCATCCGATCGCAAGATGCCCCAGACCACTCTCGGTCTTGAATTTGAAATAGCCTTAGGCCTGCTGGCGCGTCAGTACGAATTTGATATTTATTCTCTGCCATTGCAGATCGAACTAAAGGCTAACTCAATCATGAACGCAGTTGACGACCCTGAGTGGCTGGCAACGCGCGAACTGTTCGTGTCAATGCCTGGTGGTCTGGACTATTCCCGCGCATGCATCGTTGCAACAGTAAAAACCACACCAGATGAACTATACAAATCCCCGTTTCGCCACCGCGAGTACCTGAATAAGGTGCTGACAGAAACTGACCACGCCAATCCCGATCCGCTTGTCGTTGATATTGCCTGCGGACGTTCGTCCATGCCTATGCCAACGCCAGTAAGACAGGATGAACCATCCGTTGAAGAAGTAAACCGACAACTCGCAGCTGCGCGCGGTGATTACGTTGAAGGTATCAGTGACCCTAACGATCCGAAGTGGGTTCATGAAGACTACAACGCCGCCTCAAATGAGGGAGAAAAAACGGAAAATGAGGACGCCGCCGATGTGCAGGTTCAAGAAACTGACGGTAATGAAGAACAGACTGGTGATGCGCTGCTCGCAAGCGAAAGTGATTTGGGGAATGGTGAAGAGGCAGATACCGGCGAGCAAGCCGATGTAGACCACCATCAGCCGGAAGTGAGCCAGAACAACGATTCTGCAAGCCATTCTGAGCCAGAAACGCAACAAAACGTGCCGGAAATGCAACAGGAAGAACCAGAGCCAGCGTCAGTGTGGCCGGAATACTTCGAGCCGGGGCGTTATGAAGGCGTACCGAACGAGGTATATCACGCGGCGAATGGCATCAGTTCGACAATGGTCAAAGATGCACGTGTAAGTCTGATGTATTTCGAAGCGCGCCACGTATCCAAAACCATCCAGAAAGAACGCACCAAAGTTCTGGATATGGGGAACCTGGTGCACGCGCTGGCGTTACAGCCTGAACAACTGGAAAAAGAGTTCAGCATCGAACCGGAAATCTCGGAAGGCGCGCTCACGACGACAGCGACGATCCGCGCGGTTATCGACGAACACAACGCCAGCCTGCCGGCATTACTCACCGCAGACGATATCAAAGCGTTGCTGGAAGAGTACAACGCCACCCTGCCCGCGCCATTACCGCTTGGGGCATCCGTCGACGAAGCGTATGCGTCATATGAGCTATTGCCTGAAGAGTTCCAGCGCATCGAAAACGGGACTAAGCATACAGCAGCGGCAATGAAGGCCTGCATCAAAGAATACAACGCCACCCTGCCCGCGCCGGTTAAAACCAGCGGAAGCCGTGACGCGCTGCTTGAGCAACTGGCGATCATCAATCCTGATCTCGTTGCACAGGAAGCACAGAAGCCACAGCCGTTGAAAGTATCCGGCACCAAAGCGGATCTGATTCAGGCAGTGAAATCCGTCAAACCTGAAACAGTGTTTGCCGACGAGCTGCTTGACGCATGGCGCGAAAACCCCGGCGATAAAATTCTGGTTACCCGCCAGCAGTTGAGCACCGCGCAGGCCATCCAGAAAGCGCTGCTGAATCACCCGACCGCCGGGAAGCTGCTGACGCATCCGAACCGCGCCGTAGAGGTGAGCTATTTCGGTATTGATGAGGAAACCGGGCTGGAAATCCGCGTGCGCCCTGACCTTGAAATTGACATGGGCGGCCTGCGCATCGGCGCTGACCTGAAGACTATCAGCATGTGGAATATCAAGCAGGAAGGTCTGCGCGCGAAGTTGCACCGGGAAATCATCGATCGCGATTATCACCTGAGCGCTGCCATGTACTGCGAAACCGCAGCGCTGGACCAGTTTTTCTGGATATTCGTCAACAAAGACGAGAACTACCACTGGATCGCCATCATCGAGGCATCCGAAGAACTGCTTGAACTCGGCATGCTGGAATACCGCAAAGCAATGCGCGCCATCGCGAACGGATTCGACACTGGCGAATGGCCAGCGCCGATTACCGAAGATTACGCCGAAGAACTCAACGATTTTGATGTGCGCCGCCTTGAAGCGCTGCGCGTACAGGCATAAGGGGGAACAGTCATGGAAAATAGAAACATAGCGGTAATTGATCAGCAGGCACCCAGCACAATGAATAATGGCTCGTTACTGCTGAATGGCGATGTCATGGATCGCATGATGAAGATTGCTGATGTTATGTCCCAGGGTATTTCTACTGTGCCCAAACATCTTCAGGGTAAGCCATCAGACTGCCTCGCCATTGTCATGCAAGCCGCGCGATGGGGTATGGACCCCTACGTAGTCGGTCAGAAAACACACGTTATAAATGGCACTCTAGGATATGAAGCTCAGTTAGTTAGCGCGGTACTGACTGCCACCGGCGCAATACGGGGGCGATTCCATTATGAATATCGTGGCGAAAAGGATCTGATGGAGTGCCGTGTTGGCGCAATTATTAGCGGAGAAAAAGACATTACATGGAATGAATGGCTCTGCGTTTCGGAAGTAACAATCAAAAACTCGCCCCTGTGGAAAAGTAACCCAAAGCAGCAAATTGGCTACTTGCAAGTGAAATACTGGGCTCGTGCCTACACACCATGGGCGATTTTGGGGGTCTACACCCCTGATGAGTTGGAGGAACGCGTTGAGCGCGAAATAAATCCAACCCCGCGAATGACTGTTGAAGAGATCACCAGCGAAACAGGCATCCTCGCTACCGCGCAGGAATCAGCAACTAACGTTGATGCCGTTGCCGACGACCTACGCGACCGCATTGACACAGCAAGCTCTGTTGACCAGGCCAAAGCTATCCGCGCTGATATTGAGTCGCAGAAAGCGTTGCTGGGAACTGCGCTGTTCACTGAGCTGAAAAATAAAGCGGTGAAGCGCTACTACCTTGTTGACGCCAAAAATAAAGTTGAGGCCGCTATCAACTCCCTGTCGAATCCCGGAGAACCAGAAGCGGCGGAACTGTTTGCTAAAGCTGAAGGCACTCTTCACACAGCGAAACGGCACTTAGGCGACGAACTGTATGACCAGTTCCGCATCACCCTGGACGACATGAAACCGGAATACGTGGGCTAAGGGAGGCGGGAGGGTTCGCCCTCCCGGTAATGACATGAGCAAATCATTAAATGCACGCTGCATTCGCCGCTGGGAAGTCGAATTTAAACCACTCTGCGATTCGAAAGTAAACCCGTACTGGCGCAAGCGTGATCTGCGCGGGTATATCCGCGAAGCGGCGCTCAACACTGCTTACAACATGGTTGAGAGCATGGCTGAGAACAACGCCAAATTTGACTATGACGGCGCGCCGAACTGCTGGAGCTATGAGTTCTCTCTCTCTCTCTGGTATCGCTTGCGCCGGGGAAAATATCTCAAAGAAGCGCGCGACTTCCTGAATGAAGATGCGACCAATGACGATATCGACGAAGAGATTCAGAACGAGCTGGAGGCCTGGAATGACTGAGCGCGGAATGATTTTTAATGGTGAGATGGTGCGCGCCATTCTCGACGGCCGGAAGACGCAGACGCGGCGAATCATCAAGCCGCAGCCAGAGGCAACATTAAGCGGAAGTTTATCCGGTAAGTGGTTAAGCAGACCTCTTAACGGACTGTTGTTGCCGAAAATTGAAGATATCGCAATCCATTGTCCGTTCGGCGCCGTCGGCGATCGCATCTGGGTGCGTGAGACGTGGGCGCGCTACAACATCGACCAGGATAGCCACGATATGGCTTACCGGGCTACGCCCCCTACAGACTGGCCAGAAGAAGGAAGATGGCGTCCATCAATTCACATGCCGCGCTGGGCTAGTCGTATTCTTCTGGAAATTACAGACGTGCGGGTTGAGCGGTTGAACGCTATCAGCGAAGAGGATGCGCGAGCAGAAGGCATTATTGACGGTGGCTGTCTGAATTGCGGGGAACCTGAGCCATGCGGCTGTGTTAATCCACAACCAGACGCAACTGATGTCTTCGCCTACCTCTGGCAGTCAATCTATGGGCAAGAAAATTGGGATGCTAACCCCTGGGTGTGGGTAATCGAATTCAGACGGATCGACGGGGGTGACCATGCGTATTGAAGAACTGAAAAAGCTTCCGAAATTATACCGGGTTATCACTGTTGAACTTGACGTTTTGCGTAACGGGTTCGGGGCTAATTACGGTGTAATTTACGATGTTGATACCGTTGTTAAACGCAAGGTTCGCCGCGTTTTAGATGGCGATGGCTGGCGCTGGGCGATGGTTCGTGAGCACCGCAATCAAGAGCAATGGGACTACTTCTTTGAGTACGACAAAGAATGCCTCCATGAACTTAATTACACGCTTGGCCTGATTAAGTGAGGTGAATATGCGACTAATTAACCGCAGCACGCAATCTCCGCTGGCGCGCCGGGCGTGCGATGCAGCACTGGCAAAACATGTTGAGCTTTACGGGGAGTTTGGCCGACAGAAAACAAAGACCACTTATACCGTGGCGGTCGATGGCGTGAAGGTGACGGTAGAAGTTGTTAACCGACACAAGAGCTATGTAGCCACCGCAATGACAGGTATGCGCCGACTGCGCGCACTGCCAGGGCAGATTGCCTGATAACGAATTATCAATGTCACAACACCGGCGCATCTATACTGGCGCCGGTTACCTGAGGTGAACCATGTCACAGGTAATTTTTAACGAAGAGTGGGTTGTTGAGTCCAGACTTACCGAAAGAACAGGGCTTACTGAAGGACAGATTAAAAATTATCGCCAGAAACTATGGGTTGAAGGTGTTCACTTCAAGCGCCTTACTGCGCTTGGACAGACTGACAACTCTAAAGGTCTGCTTTGGTACAACTACCCGAAGATTAATCAGTTAGTTCAGGATGCTTAATGAAATACCCGACTGGTGTTGAACTGCATAACGGAAAAATCAGGATCACATTTATCTATCGCGGCATTCGTTGCCGCGAAGTTCTCCAGGGTTGGGTTGTCAACAGTAGCAACATTAAAAAAGCGGGCAATCTGCGCGCGGCAATTGTGAGTGAGATACAACTCGGTAAGTTCGACTACGCAGATCGTTTCCCGGAATCAAAAGCTCTTAAGAAATTTTCGTCCACAAAACGGATCTCCACATTCAAAGAACTGAGTGATTTTTTTACAGATACAAAGTCACTGGAGGTATCTGAAGCCACTTTGCTATCCATCACATCAGTCGTTAACACCCTGAAACGAGTAGTGGGTGAGAACACACGCCTGGTTGATATTCAGCACGCAGATATTCTGAATTACCGCAAAGAACTCCTGACCGGGGAAGTTTTCAACCCTTCAATGCCAAACCGCATCAAAAATGGGCGCGCGCCCTCAACAGTCAATAAACAGATGGCTGTTTTATCAGAAATGCTGAAGCTTGCAAACCGAAGCCAGTTTATATTGCATGCTCCTTATGAAGGAGTGTCGAGACTCAAGTTATCTAAAAATGATCCCGACCCACTTTTACTTCATGAGTACCAGGCACTGATAGCCGCCCTTCCCCGTAGCCAGGCATTAATCATCATTATTGCGGTACATACAGGGATGAGGCCGGGCGAGATATGCGCACTGGCATGGGAAGATATTGATTTGGTAAAAGGTGAAATCCACGTATCCAGAAATTTGACGAACAAGCGAGTATTTGTACCCCCTAAAACAGATGCCGGGATAAGGACGATAACGTTGCTGAAACCTGCTCATGATGCTCTGCTGGAGCAATACGAAATCACCGGTAACAGTCCAAAACAGGAAATTCAGTTTCATCATCGTGAGATCGGAAAAACTGAGCAGCAATATCTTCGCTTCGTTTTTTCACCGACAACATACTCGTCAACGAAAGGCGGTTACTTTTCCAAGGACTCGATTTCGTATGGCTGGAGGCGTGGGACTAAACTTTCAGGTATACGTGAGCGCAATCCATATCAGTCGCGTCACACATATGCCTGCTGGACGCTGATGGCCGGAGCGAACCCGTCATTCATAGCCAGTCAGATGGGGCATGAAGATGCGCGGATGGTATACGAGGTTTACTCCAAGTGGATTGGTGATATGAACCAGGAACAGGTCAACATGCTGAACAATCAGATGCCGACAGCACTGCCCCCAGGACGCCCCCACGGGCGAGGGAGTATGAAAAAAGTCATTTAATTTCATAGCGCTGGTTTCAATCCACACAATCAGCGTTAAACTACTAATACCGTTAATTTAGGGAGAAAAG